ACAGATACCACAACAAGATACGTGGTATGAGCCTAGAGCAATCTATGCAGGTGCAATATTAGATGATAACACACAGGCTTTTTATGGATTAGCAGGTGCTAGTTTAGAAACACTAGGTGACATGATAAACATGCAACCAAACTTATAGGAGAAAGATATGGAATGGTTTGAAAATAAAACTACACAGCTAATAGCTTTGGTAGGAATTGTAGGTACGCTTGCAGGTTTTGGATACACTGGTGCAGAGTATGTTAATAGGTTAGAGAACCTTGAAGCTGCAATAGGTGGGATAGATGATACCGAAGATGCTCAGAAAATTATAGAAGAAAGATTTGTAGCAATAGAAACTTCTGTAACCTATTTAGAAAAACAAATAGACGGGATTGTTATACCTGATAACAGTAGTGATATTGTTTCTCTCAAGACTGACGTAGCTACTATCAAAGCTGATGTAACTACGCTCAAAGAAAAGAATAATAATCCTTTAGCTAACTAGAAAACAGAATTTAATTGAGTCTCTATTTTTTTATGTAGAGGCTCTAGAACTATCTTAGCTTCTTGTAAAGCATTAAGGATAACTACTCTATCGTCTTTCTGAAATCGATGTATCTCTTCTTCGGGGAAGCTAGATATTTCTGTAACTAATTTGTTATCAGAATCAATCACTAACTTCCAACTAATAAGATTAGCTTCCGTTGCTTTCATTATTTATCTCCGTAAAGTTTACAACATCCTGTTTCCCACGAAGTCCTGCTTTCATGTAGGACGTTGCTCGACCTTCGAAAAAGTTCTGGTGTTCAACACCCATTACTTCATCAATCCAACCTAAAGGATTTTCTCGTTGGTCATAATTTGTTTTTAATCCTAGCTGTAATAATCTTCTATCAGCTATATATCTATTATAGGCATACATATCTTTCTTTGTCAACCCTTGTAAGTCTCCCATTTCAAATACTAAATCAAGAAATTTATCTTCTAACTCTACCATTTCTCTACAGATTTGATAAAGCTCTCCTTTAAAATCATCTGTCCATATGTCTAAGTTTTCTTTTATAAACTCTCTAAATAATTTAGTCATAGCTTCAACATGCATAGACTCGTCACGTATAGAGTAGGTAACTATCTGCCCCATGCCTTTCATCTTTCCAAATCTAGGAAAGTTTAACAGGATTGCAAAGCTACTAAAGAGTTGTAAGCCTTCTGTAAAAGCTGAGTATACTGCAAGTGTTTTTGCAATAGTTCTTTTATCATTCTTACGTGGTTTAAATGTAGAAACATAGTCATGCTTTGCTGACATCTCTTCATACTCTGCAAAAGCTTTGTATTCTATTTCAGGCATACCTACTGTATCAAGAAGAATACTGTAAGCATCTTGATGTATACCTTCCATATTTATAAATGAACCCATCATCATTCTAGCTTCAGGTTTTTTAAACATAGGCATATATTTATCTATGTACCCCGAAGCTACATCTACATCTGATTGAGTAAATAGTCTAAAGATTTGTGTTAATAAGTTTTTTTCTGCAGGTGATATATCTTGCCAGTCTTTTACATCTGTGTGTAAAGGAACAGACTCAGTCATCCAATGCATTTGATTTTGTAATTTAAAGTAATCGTACATCCACGGGTACTCAAAAGGTTTGTAATAATTTCTAGTGCTTAATAGGCTCATATTTTTTCCTGTTCTTTAGCATACTTTTCAAGTAGCCATTTGTTAAATTCTTTTTTATATTCTTGTTCTGTATATGTTGTAGAGTATGGTGTTTTATTTTCATCACAATGGTCTAACCACATTCTCCTACAAAATGAACTAAACGTATTAGACATTAAAACTCCTTAAGAAGCAAGTCTAACTTCTCTTGAGCAGTTGCCATTTTTTCTAATAGCAAATCCATAGACTCTATTAAATGTGGATGTTCTGCTACTCCCACACTTAGTTCTAAGTACGTATCTAATTCAGTTTTTGCTATAGCTATCTCAGCTTCGTACTTTTTTTGTAGAGCATTAAATCTACTTTCATACATTCTATCAAATTTATCTTCTTTCATATTTTATCCTTCACAGGCTATACATTCTGTGTCTTCTAAATTAATTCGTGGTATCTTAATGTTTACATTTTCTGCGTCTCGTGCTGACTCTGACCTAAAGTAATATAAAGATTTTAGTTTATGCATTGCATACCAATGGACATCATTAAGATATTGTAAATAGTTATCGTGTACTTCTTGAGTCTCTGTAGCCTTAGGAGCTACAAAAAATAAATTAACACTTTGACTTTGACAAACATACTGTTGTCTCATGTGGGCATGTTCAACAATCCAAATTTGATTTAGTTCATCCGCAGTTTTAAATACTTCTTTTTCTTTATCTGTAAAGATATCCATACTTTGTATAGAACCTTTGTTCGCAGTAATATCTTTCCAAATATTTGTTTTGTTTCCTTTTTTCTTAGAGATTATTTTATCTAAGTATTTATTTTTAACTTGGTACGAACCTGATAAAGTTTTGTGTGTAAATATGTTCGCACGATATGGTTCAATGCTAGGGGAAGTACCGCCACATATAATACTACTACTGGCATTAGGAGCAATAGCCAAAAGGTGAGCGTTACGCATACCTGAACCACTAATATCAGGAGCTTCCCCACGAGTCTCCGCAAGAACTTTACTTGCATCCACGGACTTACTTTTAATATGGTTAAAAGCTTTGTTGTTAAATCCTGTTGCAAAGATTCCTTCAAACGGAAGATTATTTTTTTGAAGATAGGCATGGAAGCCCATTGCTCCCAAGCCAAGCGACCTTTCTCTATAAGCTGAGAAGCTAGACTTCGTAAAGCCTTCTTTCCCTTCTCGTATATGATTTTTAAATCTTTTAAAGTTAGCATTGTAGTCTCCTAATTCTGTAGTATCTATTGCATTGTCTATAAAATGTTGAATGACATTATCCAACATAGTAATTAAATCTTTTATAAAGTTTTCATCTGTTGACCATTCATCATAGTGTTCTAAATTAACACTTGATAAACAACAGACTGCGGTTCTTTCTTCATTGGTTGGTAAAGTTATTTCAGAACAAAGATTGCTTTGTTTAATATCTAAGCCCAAAGCTTTTTGTTCTTTCGGTAATGCCTCATTACAAGTATCTATATTAATCATATAAGGCTCACCTGTTTCTGCTCTAGCATTTATTATTTGCCACCATAAATCTCTAGCATTAACAGTCTTAACTGCTTCGCCTGTCTTAGGGTCTATTAATCTCCAGTCATTGTCTTCCTGAACTGCTTGTAAAAACTCATTGGTAAGATTAACTCCGTTGTGTATGTTAAGACATTTTCGATTAATGTCTCCACCTGACTCTTTGCGTATGTTTATAAACTCTTCTATCTCAGGGTGGTTGATATCCATGTATGAAGCATAACTTCCTCTTCTTGTAACTCCCTGATTAAATGCTAACATCTGAGAGTCAACTACCTTCATGAATGGAATTGAACCAGTAGAACGACTATTGTTAGCAGTAGCGATGCCATTACTCCTAATATCTCCCCAATATCCACCAATACCTCCACCTGAACTTGCGAGCCATATGTTTTCATCATAGTGAGCAGATAACCCATTACGACTATCAGGTACGTAATTGAGAAAACAGCTAATAGGTAAACCCCTATTAGTTCCCCCATTACTAAGAATAGGAGTGCTAAACATGAACCATAAGTCGGAACTGTACTGATAAAGTCTCTGAGCCAACTGAAAATCTGTGACCCCTTTGAAGGTTGCTCCAAAGACTGAGGCTCTTGCGAATGCTTCTTGTGCATGTGTTTCTCCTGATGCTTCATAAAGATACCTATCCTTTAGAGTATCTAAACTAAATTTATTTAATTTGTTTTCTTTGTTGTAGTCTATTTTAATACCTAAGTATTCTTTCTGACCAACCTTGTCTTCGACCATTACTCCTTCTCCTTGTCGTTTAAGTGTAGTGCAATCAATGCATAGTGTATAATTTTAAGTAGGTCTGCATCAGACTTACCATTCTTTTTACCATACCTCATAGCATACTTCATGATGTTACCTATACAAAAACCTTCACCATGTCCTGCATCTATAATCATATCAGTTGCTTGATATTTAGAATGAGCATAGTGTTGTGTATAGGTGCTATCAATGTATTGTTTAACACCATGTAGGTTTATACTCTCGTCAAATTTATATTCCATATTTATATCCAGTCTTTAGGTAGTGTGTGTTCAGAGTACCACCTAAAATTATTTTTTTCTGCCCACTCTGCATGGCTTCTTTTAGTTCCGTCTTTTCTTCTTTTAGCTTGAGGCATAGGAGAACTAGGGCTAGAAAACAAAAAGACTAACTCCTGATTATCTTTAAGACCTTTACGTATCCAAACATACTTATTGTATTCTTGATAATCCCAAAACCTACCTTTAGCTTCTAGTAAATATTCTACACCATTAATAACTTTTGTAAAGTCAGGCTCATATGTATGCTCTACAACATAAGAAATTTTATCTGAATGATGTGACCACTTAGTTAAAACATTAGTGTGAAGTTTATACTCCCACCCTGAGTCATAACCCTTAGGTATATTCTTTTCAGTAGGTCGAATTTTTCGTGGCTTACGATAACCTCGTTTCATAAAATTCCTTTTTTAATTTTTTATTAAACCACTTATGAGAAAAAGAAGAAAGCATAATTTTTTTATTAGCAAACACATGAGTTTGTTCAGGCATATAGTCTTTAAAGTTTTGTGTTGTTATCTTTTCTGCTTCATCCTCAGGCAGTAAAGATTGTAACCATTCAACTGTTAAGTCTTTAGCTTGTCTTCTTAATTTCTTAGCTTGTCTACCATTCATATTATTTCTCGTACATTAGGTAATTTTTCTACCTTAGTTAAATATACATTACCTTTTGCATAAGCAAAAGTTCTTAACCCCTGACCTTCGTTAGAGTCTTTGTAACAAATAAATTTATGGGGACAGTAGTTGCATCCCATAGGTAATTTCATATTACCTGAGACACCCTCAGCTATAACATTATAACACCTGTCGGGGGGACTGTCAAGAGAAATCGCTTTTTTAACTGATTTTATTTTATGTACAATATTTGGTTTCTCTAAATCATCAGGTATAAACGTGGTTAGTTCTCCTGTTTCTTTATTCATAACTAAGAAACCACCCTTAGAAGTTTGTTCTGCTTCTTCATACCCTGCTAACTGTGAGAGATATCCAAAGCTATCGTTCTGTGCTAGAGTACCTTCTTTAAATTTCTTAAAAGCATAACCTGATGCAGTTTTAACATCAATAACTTCTCCATCTATAATAGAATCCATGTGTCCTTTAATACCTTGTACTGATATTTCTTTTTGTTCTCCTGACACAACATGCCCTGAAAGACGAACAAAAAATAAAAGTAAAACCTCAAGTAAGTGCCCATATAAAAACTTAATAAAAGTAGGTGGGTCTATTTTTTCTTGATGTGCGTCTGAAAGATTTAAGTCATACCATAATCTACGTAGGGGTCTACCTATATTAGACATTCTTAAACCGCTTTTAGGTCTAGGTTGAGGAGTTGCCCAACCTTTTAAAGCATCAGCCATATCTTGACCAAACTTTTCATATTCTTTGTCTGATATCTTTATAGCTTTATCTTCTGATAAAACTCCAATAGTCTTATAGATATCCTCTACAAGCGTATCTAATTTAGGCAACTTCTTTTTTGTCTGTTTCTTTGTCATCTTTAATTTCTTTAAAAGCTTTAATAACATCTGACGAGAATAGTTTCTGTAAGTTTACTAGAAACATACGACTCGCATTATTATCTC